ACCATGACATTCACTTTTAATAATGTGGATTTAACCCTGACTCTAGCCTGTGATATCCCCTGTAAACGACTTAGGGACGGTCCCGATGCAAACTTCATACTTGCGTTCATCTGCATTATGCAGACAATCGGCCCCGCTCAGTCAAATTTAGTATTCGAATTAGCCGATGGCTGTGTAATATCAATATGAAACGTTTTGATCCAGCAGATTCACAAGGGGGATATCACAGGCTAGAGTCAGGGTTAAATCCACATTATTAAAAGTGAATGTCATGGTGAAATTCAAAGGATCATCCACGATAGTTACGTCTAATCCAAACGCTTCGGCTATTTTCTGGAAGTCAGATACCCGGTAGGCTCCACCGGCTACATACTTTGCCACCGTGGCCACAATAAATTGATTGCCCGATAATCCATTTCTGTCGAGGCAGGTTTTCACTATACTTGTGAAGGCTTCGTTGCACCAATTATCACAAAGCTCTTTGCATAAGCTGGCAAAATAATCGCATTCTAATTCCAGCAGCCTGCAATGGAAATCGCTGAATAATTTAGCGAAGGAATTTAACAACCGGTATAATACAGATTCACGAATACACTTGGCTTCCCATGCAAAGCCATTCGGCAGTAACTGAATAAGAGCCTGGCGGTATTCATCTTGAAAATCGCATACCTCTACGGCGGTGTAAAACTCGATGCAGACTTCAGCCTCTCCTGTAATCGTAACGAACAGGGAATCAAATTCAAATATTCCAAGACATATAAACGCAAAAGGATATATCGGGTTTCCAACAGTCGCGCTTAACAATGTCGGCGTGATTGGATCCCTGGTGTACCTAGCTATTTCTTTTAAGCGCCAAGCGCCTTCAAAAATAATACGGATATTAGTTGTGCCCGGAGGAATAGGCTCGCCTATTATATCCTCTATCGTGCTCGGTGTTGTAGTTACCGAGCCACACTTGATCCCATTAGGTGCATTGCATTCAAAATCCATCAAGGGTAAGAAGTTGTACCGAGCGTTATGATGTGAGCAACTGAAGCAGCAACAAGATTCGCTGACGGAATATTTACTGTATTATCATCTTCACCGACTGCATTACTAACAGTCTGCCGAACCTTACTGATTAATAAAGTTCCACCCGGTATTGATTCACGTATAAGTAAATCTAACAATGCAGCATCAACGGACGCCTGGACAGTTCCAGTGTTTGGAGTGAGTGCTATGCTGAAATTCTCAGGTTGCGCTATAGGCGCTGACACTGTTACTAGAACTTGAGCGGGTGCTAGTGTATCAATTAATGCTTGGACTGCCGCTACATCTGCCGCCTGTGGTATCCCATCGGCAAATTTATTATCCATCATAAACCGTACATTCACAGTGCCAAGGCCATCTTCTCTTGGCTTTACAAATACGCGAGTGACATCTGGTACGCGCTTTGCCCATATTACATAATCGTTTGGAGATCCACATTGCAGAGGATTGCGTTTTTCAAATAGAATCCGTTTACGGTAATCATCGTCACTTTCCTTGTCTGCCCCGCCTATCAGCCCAGAGCTATCTACTAATGTCTCGGTGCCTACACCGGCTACCGGGCTAAGGAATGTGAGTGCTGTCCCGGCTGCTTGCGCCGTGTTAAGCCCGAATGTAATTGCCTGTACGGGAACGATTGCAGATGCACCCGATATTGTGGCAAGGGCTGTAGTTTCGTACAGTATATCAAGCCCGGACTTTAAGCGTGTGCCTAATGGTATCACCGATCCGTTTGAACCCGTGGCCGTGACATTACCCACCGCTGCCCCGGCTGGTATCCGGGTTACCCCCCACTCGCTGCCGTGTGTGTCAAGTTTATCCTTACTGGCAGTAGTTACAAAAATATCTAACGACGAATTGAACATGAAAATATACAAGCCGTGCATTAGAAGTGCGACACCCCTACCGAGTATCCTAAAAAACGAAATCAGCAGCGTGGGTTTTGCGCCGGGGAAGTTCGCTCTTATCTCCGCATCCCAATCGTCGCGGAGTTCTTGCGGTGTTTTTATTCTAAATAATGCCATTATGAGACAAGTTTTTGTTTCCAGACATATTCAAAACGCCTGCTCTCTCCTGTGAATTCTGTTATGAAGACCTCGATTTTCATTATTCCTTGTATCTTAGATTGATATGTTGCTCTTACGGTAACGTCAATCGCTATGTTATCATCTAGAAGCCATTGCAGCGCCTGTAAACTGAAACGCTCTGCCCTTGTAAGGTTCTCATCCAGCGTTTTTGTATTGAATAACAGATGCAGTTTAGAGCCTAGCAAATCCTCATCCACGCCCCGCAAGTCATCGCCCGGCCACCCTGCGATATTTGGCGTGCTGTCGTCGTCGTCGGTTCGCCTGTCTGTGAATAGGCTAATCATTACAGCAGTCCGCAGATTTATAGCGCCGAGCAGGTCGGTCAAATCACATACAATCTCTAAATCGTGGTAGCCTTTCTCGGAATTCCACTCAAGATGAATATCGTTAACATCTAGTATATCGCTGTTCTTCTTTGTCATGATGGCTTTAAAGTTTCTCCTGCAGATGATCCCCCAACAATTGTATGAGTGTGATTTATCAAGCTTACTCCATCAGCTACAACGTCCTTGCCTCCTGATGCAACATCTAGCCCGGAACTATCGAATATAGCAGTCATTCCCCCGACCTCAATTTTCTGCTCGTTCTCGTTGATGGTGATTTTCATGCCCTTTATTGTGATGGTCTTAGTCCCGTCAAGGATTTCGATAATGTCATCCCCGCGATATATCGTGTGCGCTCCGTTCTTAGAATACAGACAGCAATCGCCCGGCTGCAACTCAAATTTGCCAAACCGTTTATCGTCAACACAAAACACTGTTGAATTTTCCTTGCTGCCACCATAGGCAATCCATATCCCCCGCGCTCCGTCCCCATCATCATCCACTGGACCGAACGGAATAGACCGCATACCGTACTGCTGTAAGTGTTCTACGTCAGAGCGAGTTTCACCAAATAGCCCGGATACCTGGACAATCACCTTTCCCAATGCTTCAGGATCTTGAGCAGCAAGTTCGATCACAGCCCTAGTGAATAGATTATTAATCCAGCGCTTTACCTTTTCTATCATGTTCCGCCGAGGTTCAGTAAAGTATCTAGGTCGCTGGCTTCTACATTCTCAGTTGCCAATGGTTCAAACGAACGTGGATGCACAAAAGTTAAGATAGTTCGCTTGCCTTTTTCATCTGCTATCAGCTCGTAGCTTTCTATGAGCAAATTGCCTTTAAATGCAAATGTAGGAATTTCGATATAGGCCAATTGGTTTACCACCGGCAACCATCCTTGAATCTCAATTGTCCATCCTTCTGAACGCGCTATGCGTATTGTAGCCTCCCACTCTGAACGGGCTTTCGCGCTGACGTTTTCCGTTTCTGAATCAGGCACAATTATTATCGGGCGGAACCGATTCACTCTAGTATCTAAAGTACAGCCAACACTCTGCGTTGCGTCCTTTTCCTTTGTGTCTTTGCCGGTGCTGGCACGACTGCCCTTAACGGTGTATTCACTAAAAACTTCAGTCCAGTCGCTGACGCCATCGGCTGCTTTTATATTATCGCCTTCAATCATGGCTCTATCAATTACAACATCGCTTGTGCGTGTAATTATTAATCTGCCATCTGGCAGAGTATATAAAACCAACTGCTTGAGTAATGCGTGTTTGGCTATCAGCTCGTAAATCTTTGTGCCGGTATCGTAGTTGATAGTTTTTATATTTTCTCCGGTATCCTCTATGCGTTCACGCACAACTTCAATATTGTGTGGAGCGACGACCTCTTCCACGAATCGCTCAAATTTAATATCTTTCCATTCAGTTGCAGCGGTTACAACGCAATCAACTAGGTCTGCGGTCTTGTCCCGGCCTTCTACGGTAAACGATATTTGATCGGACAATGAAGGCCGCACGATTTCAACAAAGCCTGTCATTATTAAAATAGGTTCGTCCCCCGGCTCTTGTACTATAGATATTTCGCAAGCGTCACCGCCTTGAATAAGCGGCTTATTTTCACCACGTATGATGTCTGTCATTCTTAGCGAAAACGTTCCGCAAATCTCCTGCATGGATCTACGAACCGACATTGTTTTCCACCCGCTATAGTTGCGAGTTGTTTTCGTGCCTGCGCCGTCAGTATTTGTGACACTCAGTATCAGTACGTTTTCGGCCATAACTCACTCGCTTAAAACATTCAACGTTTCAAATGGAGGCATAAATAAAGGGTTTTTTTGATTATTACGGTCTGATATTTCCCGGCCTCTTAATCCGGCTCCATATAACCTATTAGCTAGCGTAAATGATGGTGTAGTCTGCACAAGGTTTATTTCTATCTCATCGGGCAAGCCCCCTTGCTTTTCATCAAGATCGGCAACGACTGCTGAGCGCAAATTAACTAATGTGTCACGCTGACATATATCCTTATTGATACCGGCGTTTTCGATCTGTTGCTCAAATAATGGAAGTATGCTTGCGCGTCTTTGCGAAACTTCGTTTGTTGAAATAAATGTCTGTGCTGCTGTTATGTCCGACAACTGCCTCAGTAATAAGTTGCGCGTGCCGTCACGATGCACCTGATTGTTCTTTACTTGCTGCTCACGTACTGGACTGAATTTATTAACAAGAGTTTCGATGTTATCCACTACGGCGTTGAATACAT